CCACCAAGGTCTACGAGGGGGCGGTGGTCTCGATCACCGCCGCCGGTTATGCAAAGGGCTACGCCGGCACCGACACCCTCTTCGCCGGCTTCGCCGATCGCCAGGCGGACAACTCCGCCGGCGGCAGCGGCGCGATCACCGTCCGCGTGCGCCGGGACGTCCACTACCGCCTGGTGACGCTCTCGAGCGCCGCCCAGGCCGACGTGGGGGACGCGCTCTACGCCAGTGATGACGGGACCTTCACGAAGACGTCGACCTCGAACCTGAAGGTGGGGACGATTCACGCGCTGGCCGGCACCAACCTGGTGGTCGTCCGCGTCGAGCCGAACGTCTGAAGGGAAAGAGAGAACAGAGCGAAAAGGCAGAGGAGAGCCCTTCGGGGCCGCCAGTAGAAAAGGACTGAAGAGACATGGCTATCACGCGCTTGGGAATGCGGGGGGTGATCGGCACCTTCTACAACACGCTGGAGGCTGCGCTCGCGGACAGCTGGGCGAACCTGATCAGCATGTTCGTCCAGACCGACCAGGCTTCGGAAGAGTACAAGTGGCTCGGGCAGACGCCCGCCATGCGGAAGTGGGTCGGGGGCCGCCTGGTCAAGGAACTCCAGGAGAAAGGAGTGACCCTCGTCAATGACAAGTTCGAAGCCACGCTGGGCTTCGACGTCGACGAGCTCCGCCGGGACAAGAGTCCCCAGACCGCGGTGCGAATCAAGGAGCTCGCCCTTCGCCTCGCCGAGCACTGGGCCAAGCTCCTCACCGACATGATCCGCGCGAACCCCACCGCCTACGACGGCCAGGCCTTCTTCAGCGCCTCCCACTCTGAGGGTGCGAGCGGCACGCAGAAGAACCTCCTCACCTCGTCCGAGGTGCCGGCCCTCAACGTCGCCACCGCCACCGATCCCACCGACATCGAAATGTCGAAGGCGATCCGCGGCATCATCGCCTACCAGCAGGCGCTCCTCGACAACCAGGGCGAGCCCATGAACACCGGCGGGCGGAACTTCCTGATCATGACCCCCGCCAACCTCTGGGGGGCGGCGGTTGCTGCCTGCCAGAACCCCCTCGTCGCGAGCGGTTCCGGCGCCCAGACGAACCCCATCGTCAACATGCGGGGATACAGCTTCACCCCCGTCGTGAACCCGCGCCTGAACCAGGCGGGCGAGGACGACGACTTCTACGTCTTCCGCACCGATGCCCCTGCCCGCCCCTTCATCATGCAGGAGGAGATGTTCGAGACGTCGGAGGACGACACCGAGCTCTTCAAGCACGACCGCATCCTCTTCGGCGTCAAGGCTCTCCGGCAGGTCGGGCCGGCCTACTGGCAGTACGCCGCCAAGGCCACCCTCAGCTGATCTCAGTCTCCGGGCGGGGGACTGATGAGCCGGGGACGGACCCCGGCGGTCCCCCGCCCTTGAGCAGGCAGGGGTGACCGCATGGCGCTGAAGGACCTGATGCAGGCGGACCTCCTCGCGATGGAGGAGATCCTCGAGGACATCGAGTACCAGCAGAACACCGCCGGGGAGGAGGAGGGCGACTGGCTCCCCCGGAAGGCGGTGGTCCGACGGAGCGATTCCTCGAGTCCCTTCGAGCTCGGGCAGACCGCCCGCCGCGGGCCCGAGCCGGTGCGAGTACTCCTCACGAAGGACGCCACCACCGGGATCGCCTCGGTCAATAAGCGCCTCGACAAGGTCAAGCTCCAGCCCGACACGGCGGCGGAGCGGATTTACAGCGTCTCGGAAATCCTCGAGCCCGACGATCCGGGAGTGTGGACCCTCTATGCCGTCCCCTGATGTGATCTTCACCCTCAAGGACGAGGAGGTCCGCAAGGCCCTGGCCGAAATGCCGAAGGCCTTCAACGCGGCCCTCAACCGGGCGGCGCGGGGGATCTCCGGGGCCTTCGGGCGGAAGTTCACCTCCGAGCGGCTTTCGGTCCTCAAGATCCGCAGGAAAGCGGGGAAGAGCTCGGGCGGCGCCGCCACGCCGTTCCTGCCGGCGAAGATGCGGGCGGCCGGCTTCCGGGCCCGGCTCGACGGCCTGGGGGCGATCAACGGGAAGCGGCTCCGGATCGGCACCCGTTCGCCGATCCTCTTCGCGCACGAGACCGGGGCGGTCATCCGCGCGCGTGGCGGGGGCATGCTGAAGATCCGCATGCTCCGTAACTGGAAGAGGACCACCGCGGAGGAGCGGAGGCCGGGCCCGGAAGGGAAGGGTGCCTTCGTCCTCCGGCGCCGCGGCAAGGTCTTTCTGGCGGTGAAGAAGAACGGGAAGCTGATCCTCATCGCCACCCTCGTCCGGCAGGTGCGGATCCCGAAGGACCTGGGCTTCATCAATTCCTGGTCGAAGTTCGCGCCGGAGATTGTCAGCCGGCTCGACAAGGCTCTGCTCTCGACCATGAAGCGCCTGGGCCGGGGCGGCGATGCCGCGGACGAGGTGGAGTCCGGATGATGGCTGACCAGCACTCCGAGGTCATCGTCGCCGCGATCCTGACCGCGCTCGAGGGGATCGACGCGGACGATGGCTACCGCACGACGCCGGCGATCGTCCAGCGTTACAGCCGTTCCGTCATGGACAGGACCGAGCGGCCCTGCCTGACCGTCATGCGCGCCGGCGAGGTGAAGGCGCCGCGGGGCACCGGCGAAGAGGACAGCGTCAACTGCGACCTGTCGATCGAGATCCTCGGGACCATTGCCGAGATCGAGGACGAGAGCGAGCTCCCCGCGGACCGCGCGGCCGCCGACCTCCAGGACGACGTGGAGATGGCGCTCCAGAAGATGGACTGGGACTCGCTCCAGGTCCTCGAGGAGCCCCGTACGATCACCGAACCATTCGAGCCCGAAGACCCTGAGGACGGCTTCATCATGAGCCTGACCGTCCGCTACGCGCACAAGATCGGGGATTCGACGGTGCCCCTGGCGCCCGAGCCCTAAGGAGACCTGACCGTGAGAGACCGAAATCAGCTGGCCTGCAAGGTGGAGACGACGCCCGGCACCGTGGTGAGTCTCGCGGCGACGGACGTCCGCGTGCGGATCCGGAACGGCGACCTCCCCGAGTGCGTGGTGGAGCCGGTGGAGACCCAGGAGATTCAGGACACCTCCTCCTCGAGGCCGGTCATGACCGGCCGGCGCGAGTTCCGCGCGGGGGCCTCCTGGATCGTGCGGCCGCACACGACCCCCCTGACGCAGATACCCGTATGGGCCCGGCTCGTCGAAGCGGGCATGCTGAAGGTGTCCTCGCTCAAATCGATCGCGATCACCAGCGTGGTGGGCACCTTCACCGACGGGGAGACGATCACCGGCGGGACCTCCGCGGCGACCGGATTGGTCTTCCGGAACCAGAACCTGGAGGCCGGCAAGCTCTCCTATGTGCCCGTCACCGGCGCCCTGGTCTCGGGCGAGACGATCACCGGCGGGACCTCCGCGGCGACGGCCACCACCAGCGGCACCCCCCAGGACAACGGGCAGAAGATCCAGCCGGTGGACTCCTCCTTCGGCGGGAGCGAGACCCTGCACCACCTCACGGTGGAGTTCCTCCGGGACGGCGTCTTCTGGCGCGGCCGCGGCTGCCTGGGCGAATTCTCCATGGAGTTCCGGGCCAACCAGCACGCGATCGCGCGCTCCCGGCTCCTCGGCGCCTACGACACCCACGGCGACAAAGTGCTCTTCAGCGGGACCGACGTCTATCCCCAGGGAACCAACGCCCCGCCGCGATTCGTCGCCGCGGCGCTCAAGCTCGGGTCCTACAGCCCCACGGACATCGTCGACTTCACGCTCAACTTCCCGCTGAACCTCGAGCTCCGGGAAGACGCCAACGACGCCGGCGGGATCCTCTATGCGGACTACGATCGCCGCGCGACGCCGCCGCTGGTCAACTTCGAGCCGGCGCTGGTAAAAATCGCGACCTTCGACTTCTACTCGGCCTACAAGGACGGCAGCACGTTTGCCATGACCTGGAAGCTGGGCTCGAACTTCGACTTCTTCGCCGACGAGTGCCAGTTCGTGAACCTGGGCGTCGGGAGCCGGCGCGAGCTCGCGACGGTGCCCCTCCAGGTCCGGCTCTGCGGGAAGACGAATAACGAGCTCCAGATCTGGTGCCACTGATCGGTTGAGCCGCGCGCGGCCGCGCGGCGCGGAAGGGAGGGAAATTGATCACGGTTCACCGTACGGGGAAAGTTGTGAGGATCCCGCTCCGGAGCGAGCGGGAGAAGCCACCGGAGGAGCAGACATCCCTCCTCGTCAGGGTCCTGGACTTCGACGATTACCGCCGCGTGATCCAGGCGGCCGGCAACATCACCACCCACTATGAGCACAGCCTGGAGACGATCCGGAAGGTCCTGGGCCTGTCGCTGGTCGGGGTCGAGAACCTCAAGATCGCGGACGATAACGGGGAGGTGAAGGAGTTCGTGCTCGAGCGCGCCGGCAGCGAGATCACCAAGGCCAGCATGTCCGTCCTCGCCCCCTGGGTCGACGAGATCCTGGATTCGATCACCAAGGCCTTCACCTTCGGATTGACCGATGCAAAAAACTCGCGATAGCCATCGCCTATCGGTTCGGGCGATGGCGGGGGCAGGCGGGCCAGGTCGGTTGTCCCTTCTGCCGGCCGGAGGACCTCGATGAGGAGGAGAAGGAAGAGGGCCGTTGCCCGCTCTGTAACGGCGCGGTGGACTTCGAGTGCAGCGGGAACGCCGATCCCGCGGCCTTCATGGACACCGACGATCCGGGGGCCTACTTCGAGCTGGCCAAGCTGGTGCTCCTCTCGAGGGAGCGCCAGTGGACGCCGGAGGAGTACTTGGCTCAGCCAGCGGTCTTCATTCAGGCCTTCGAGGCGAGCGTGGCGGTGATCTCGCGCTATATCGAGGAGGACCGCGAGCGGCGGAGGGCGCGGCTTCAGGAGGAGATGAAGAGGAACTAATCGGATGGCCGACACCAGCCGCACCATGGAAGCGGTCCTGGCCTTCCGGGACCAGCTCACCGACGGTCTCAAGAAGGCCGAGAGCTCCTTCGCTGCCTTCGGCAAGAAGGCAGGCCAGGCGATCAATGAGCTCCCCAAGCACATCTTCAGCCTGAAGACGGCGATCGCCGGCCTGGTCGGGGCTCTTGCGGTGCGGGAGATCGAGCAGTTCGTGGAGCGGGTCGGGAAGTACGGGGACAGCCTCAACAAGCTCAACCAGAAGACCGGCCTCACCGTCGAGTTCCTCTCGAAGCTCAAGTACGCCGGCGAGCAGAGCGGTCTCGGCCTCGAGGAGGCCGCGAAGGGGATCCTGAACTTCCAGAAGCTCCTCTTCGACTTCCGCCGCGGCGGAGACGAGGCGGTCGAGACCTTCAGCATGCTCGGCGCCGAGTTCCTGGACGCGGCGCGGGGCGCCACCACCGCCGAAGACGCCATGCCGGCCCTGATCGAGGCCTTCTCCAACCTCACGAACTCGGAAGAGCGCGTCGTGGTGGCCTCGAAGCTCTTCAACAAAGCGGGCAAGGAGTGGCTCCCGCTTCTCTCCGAGGGCGGGAAGGGGTTCAGGGAACTGTCGGCCGAGGCCGAGCGCCTGGGCCTCGTCCTCACCAAGGCTCAAGCGACCGCCGGCACCGACTTCGTCGACGCCATTGAGCGGCTGAAGAAGTCGCTCTTCGGGCTCGGGGTACAGGCGATCACACCGCTCCTACCCACCTTCACCGAGTTTCTCGACCGGATGACGAAGCTGGTCGTGGACAACCAGCCCAAGATCCTGACGTTCTTCGCCGACCTCCTCGAGGCGGCGGAGGGCGCGCTCCCGAAAATCCAGAAATGGTTCGAAGGAATCGGTGAATCGCTGAAGGGGATCCTCGGGCCTCTGCTGACCCTCAGGGAGGAATGGGTCAAGATCCAACTGGGAGCGGCGGAGGCCCGGTTGAAGGACGTACTGACCCCGGGCAGCGCCACCAACTGGAAGGACTCAAGGACTGGCACCCTGGAGGAGATCAAGGCAGCGCGCAAGGCAAGGGACGATCTGGTCCGCGAGTACGACGCGCTCCTCGCCGTGAGGGCGGCCATCGAATCTGGGAGGGTCCCAGTCGGGCAAGGCGGTAGCGGCCTTCTCGGTCAGACGGTGAGAGACCTGCGCGAACGCGCCGCCCAGATCCAGGCCGGACGCCGGATCGGCCCGCCCGCTATCGAGAACGTCGATACCGGCGGACGGATCGGCCCGCCTTCCATTGACGAGGCCCACGCCGCCCAGGTTCAGTGGGCGCACGTTCCAAACGCCCTCGATGCCACGGCGGAGGCACTCGAAAAACTGAGGCTCCGGTGGGAGGACTCCTTCAGCCAGTTCCGCGACTCGGTGCTCGCGGTGGGCAACGCGCTCGAGGACAACCTCTCCAGCTCCCTGGCCGACGTGATCACCGGCACCAAGAACCTCAAGGAGGCCTCGAAGGAGCTCGCCAAGAGCATGCTCAACGACCTGGCGAAGATCATCGCCAGGCTACTGGTCATGCGGGCACTCGGCGGAATCTCCAGCCTCTTCAAAAGCTCAACGATCGGACCTCCGGCCATTGACGAGTTCGGACAACAGGTGCCTAAACGCGCCATCGGCACGCCCAGCACGCACGGTCCCACCATCGCCGGCGAGGCAGGCGATGAGGCCATCATTCCGCTTCCAGGGAACCGCCGCGTGCCGGTCCAGCTCCTGGGCGGCGGCGGCGGAGTGGTGATCGTCAACAACTACAACGTCACCGCCCTGGACGTGAAGAGCTTCGACGAGAAGCTCAAGGCCGGCGTCCAGCGAAACGGCGACTTCGTCGCCCAGGTCGCGGCCCGCGGGTTCCAGAATCGGCCGGACGTGAGGCGGAGGTACTCGTGAGCATCCTCGAATTCGCACCTCCGCGGAACCCGAGTTTCCCCCTTTCGGTCCAGAACGAATGGCCGACGGACGAGACCGCGGCGATCAAGCCCTACGTGCAGGTCCTCCCCCGGACCATACGGCCCGTCCGGACCGTGTCCGCGCAGTGGACGGGGCTCAGCCGGGAGCAGCTCGACTACTTCGAGAGCTTCTTCCACGAGGTGAAAGGCGGCGCGGGGATCTTCACCTGGAGAAATCTGGACCCCACCTTCAATCCCCTCCACCGCGGGCCCGACCTCGCCCAGGTCGCCGCCGGCGGCGCCCCCGGTGCACGGGACTACAGCGTCCTTTACACCTGGTATGACAACCTCAGCGGGCAGGAGACGAAGCCGTCGCCGGCGTCCTCGATTTCGGTCCTGGACGGGAACGTGATCACGGTGGCGGTGCCGGTCTTCCCCGCCGGCGTCCCGGCAATCCGGGTCTATGCCTCCGAGACTCCCGGGACCGAGGTCCTGCAGGCCTTCGCCACGGAGAGGACCTGGATCGAGCCCACCACCGGGCTCCTCACCGGCACCTCGAGTCCGCCGGCGACAAACACGCTGAAGCCCCTTCTCAAGTGGCGTCTGACCGGGCCCTATCGGCCGGAGAGGCGGGGGGCCAACCGCTATGACCTCGCGCTCGAGCTCATGGAGCAGCAGGTCTGATGGCGTTCACCCTCTCCGACTTCCTCCGCACCCGGATCCACGCGCTGCGACAGCCCGCCCCGCTCCTCCAGTTCTACGAGGTCTCGCTGCCCGATGGGACTTACTTCCGGGCGGTGGATTTCGTGGACCCGAAGGCCGGCGGCTCCCTCCCGGACCGGATCCCCTTCGCCGGCGAGGAGTTCATCGCCATGCCGATCACCCGGGGCGAGGTGCAGGAGGCCTCGGAGGGCGGGAACTTCCAGCTCCCGGTGACGATTGCGGATCCGCTCCACCAGGTAGCCTTCTACGTCCGGCAGTTCCTGGGGCTCCGCGGCCAGAGCGTGCGCTGGTGGATCGCGGCCCAGGACAACCTGGAGAACCCCGCCGACGCCCTCTCCGACATCTTCGAGGTGATCACTTCCGAGATCGGCCAGGGGCCGGACCGGGTGACGCTGATTCTCGGCCACCCGAACCTCTACGAGACCAAGGTCCCGAAGCTCTTCTACAGCCGCTCGAAGTGCATCAACCCCTACCACGATCGGTTCGTGCCGGGGAGCTGGTGCACCTACCCCTCGAACGAATTCGGGGAGCAGTCCCGGCAGGACCTGGTGCCGGCCGCCGGCTACGGGATCCAGGCCTGGAAGCACGGCTGGTCGAGCCAGCAGGCGCGGCGGGCGTCGGTCTTCGACAGCGACCGGACGAACGCCGGCGACCTGACCATCACCACCACCACCGACCGGATCGCCTGGAAGGCGCGCGAGCGTTACGGCCCGAACTTCTTCCGCGTGCTCGAGCGGGACTTCGACGTCTCGACGGTGCTCACGTTGCCGGCGACCTCGCGGGTGGGCTGGATGGCCGGCCTCCTCCTCCAGGACACCGCGGAGGCCATGCCCCCGGTGGCGCCGGGCGAGGAGCCGCCGATCGAGCCCCTGAGCACCTGGCTCTTCTTCGGCGCTCAGGACAACGGCTCCGGCGGCCGCCGGCTCCTCCTCCGCCGCACCATCGCAAGCGAGGCGGACCCGGACGATACGGAGGCCTCCACCGACCTCTACCTGCGCCTGGTCCGCGAGGACAACGTGGTGACCTGCTACTCGAAGGCCTCCGAGGACGGCTCCTGGACCGAGCGCTTCCTCACCACGCTGACCGTGGCGGCCGCCGCGCGGATTGGAGTCGTCGCGGGAAGCGACACGAAGAGTGCCCTCTCCTTCACCGCGCGTTTCGGCTATCTCCGCTTCGCCGCCGGCGGACTGGCTTCCTGCGCTCGCACCGAGACCGACTGCAGGGCCCACGAGAATCTTCTCCAGTTCAATGGCTTTCTGGGGATGCCCAGTGACCGCGCTCGATACTGAAACGCTCATCGATGGGCTGATTGGAAAGCCCTTCGCCTGGCTCGCCCGGGGGCCGGAAAGTTTCTACTGCCTCGGGCTCTGGCTCCACCTGGTGGAGGTCCTCCGCGGGATCCGGATCGAAGACCCGTTCATCGAGCCGAACGAGCAACGTCTCAGGGAGTTCTGGCATCGCTTCCTCCCGGTGGACTTCAAGGAGCTGCGGCCGCTCGACGTCCTCTTCTGGCGCTGGTCGGATCAGACCCACGTGGCCACCGTGGAGAACGAGCGCTGGGTGGTCTCCGTCTCGCGCGAAGGTGGCGTCCACCGCATGCCGCTCCTCGAGGCGGTCCTGCGGGCGGAGAAGGCCTACCGGCTGAGGGACCTATGGTGAAGGTGGTCACCATCCGCGACTGCTTCCGCCGGCCGGAGGCCGCCGAGCCCGAGGTCCTCCTCGAGCACCGCCCCGGCATGCGGATCCGCGACTGCGTCCCGCGGGACTTCAACCTGGAGGGGGGCAACGTGGTCCTCCGCAACGGCCGCTCCCTGAGCGGGGAGGAGATCGAGGCGGTGGAGGTCCTCGACCGTGACGAGCTCGTCTTCGGGCAGGTGCCGGGGATCGTGGCGGCGATCGTGGGGGCGGTGGTGGGATCGGCGGAACTGTCCGCCGGCGCCGCTTTCGCCGTGGCCGTGGCCGACTTCATCCTGATGGCGGCGATCTCCGTCGGGATCAGTTACGGCCTGGCGGCGCTGACGGCACCCAAGAGCCGACTCAGCCAGGGGCAGGACGACGGCCCCTCGAGGAGCTGGGAGGGGATCCAGGACACTTCCGGATCGGGTCGGCCGATTCCGTTCGTCTACGGGAAGCTCCGGACCGGGGGACAGTTCCTTCAGAGCTTCGAGCGCGCGATCACCGGGGAGCAGGTGCGGGACGGACTGACCACGCTCCATACGCTCCTGGGGGTCTGCCTGGGGCCGGTGCAGTCGATCGGCGACATTGAGATCAACGGGAACAAGCTGGACACCATCCCGGACTGCACCGCTGACGTACGGCTCGGCACCGCGGAGCAGGCAGCCATCAACGGGTTTTTCGAGATCGAGAAGGAGGTCATTATCCAGCGGCCGATCGCCGCTTCGGACGGGATCGTGAGTTTCTTCACCACCACCGAATGCGAGGCCCTGGAGATCTTCTTCCGGTTCCCCAATGGGCTCCTGCGGGCCAGTAAGACCGGGAACCCGCTCCCCCACGACGTGACCTTCCGCTACGAGGTGAAGGAGTTCGGGTTCGGGTCGAACGTGGTGGTGGCCGTGGGGGAAAAGACGGTCTCCGCGCAGAGCCGGAACCCCATCAAGGGCAGCGTGAAGATCACCACCGACGCCTTCGGCGACGAGCTGCGCCTTGGACGCTACGAGATCCGGATTCAGCGCCTGACGCCTGATGACGCCTCCCAGTCGGGATCGCTCACCTACAACAGCGCCTCGGAGGTTTACGCGATCACCGAGATCACCTACGAATCGCAGGCGCATCCCGGCCTGGCCATGGTGGGGCTGAAGCAGGTGCCCTCCGCGCAGCTCAATACGCAGGTCCCGACGAGCTACACTTTCCTCGTCGAAGGCTTCAACGACATCCGCGTCTACACCGATCTCTCCACATACACACGTGGCTACACCCGGAACCCGGCCTGGTGCGCGGCGCATTTCCTCACGAGCCCCATTCACGGCCTGGGCGACAAGTACACCTGGGACAATATCGACCTGGCCGCCTTCCTCGACTGGGCGGCCTACTGTGACGAGCTCGTGGACGACGGAAAGGGCGGCTTCGAGCCGCGGGCAGTCTTCGACCACTGCTTTGACCAGGTCCAGGCAGCGGACGACGCGGTGAGCATTTTCGCCGAGGGCTCGGGCGTGCTCCTCATCAAGCGCGCCTCGAGGTGGACGGTGGTGATCGACCGCGCCGACAGCATGATCTGGGTGGGGAACGAGGGGAACATCAAGCCGGGCACCTTCCGTTACTCCTTCCTTCCCGCCGCGCAGGTGGCGAACCGCCTGCAGGTTGCCTTCCTGAACGGGGAGGACAACTACCGCCGCGACACCTACTTCGACGAGCTCCCGGGCCTCGAGCAGGGCGAGCCCTACGTGGAGGCTTCGCGGTCGCTCTGGGGTGTGACCCGGCCGAGTCAGATCTCCCGGGAGGTCAAGCGCCTCCTCCTCCATAACAAGCTCGACGTCACCCAGGTGGAGCTTGAAAGCGGCCTCGATGCCCTGCGCGTCTCGGCGGGCTCGATCTTCGGGGTCTCCATCCTCACCGCCGGCGTTGGAATCGCCTCCGGACGGATCCTGGCGGTCGATGAGACCCTGAGCCGGATCCGGCTCGATGCGGAGGTCACCCTCGAGGACGGGAAGGTCTACGAGATCACCGTGCATCACGCCCAGGGCGACGAGATCTCCACCAAGCGGATCGTCAACGCGCCGGGCACCACCGACGAGGTCTTCTCCGCGGACATCGCCTGGGCGGGCGCGATCGCCGCCGGCGACACCTACTCCCTGGGCGAGTTCGAGAGCTCGGTGGAGAAGTACCGCTGCGTGGAGGTCTCGCTCGATAACCAGTTCGGCCGGAAGATCCGGGGCCTCCGCTACGATCCCGCGGTCTACACGGGCGTCCTCGAAGCTCTGCCCACGGTGGTGAAGAACTCGATCCCGGACCCGCGGCTCTTCCCACCGGACGTGACGGAGCTGGTCCTTACCGAGCGCCTGGACACCAATCCCGACGGCTCTCTGGTGGACGTGATCGATGTCGACTGGACGGCGCCCGTGAGCGCGATCCTGGACCACTTCGAGGTGTGGGTCCGCCTCGAGGACGCGCTCAATTTCAGCCTGGCCGGCCTGGCTCTGACCGGCCACTTCACCGTGCGCAGCGTCCTCACGCCCGGCTTCACCTACGAGATCTCGGTGGTGCCGGTCTCGACGAACGGGGTCCGGAAGCGGCCCGACCTTGCCACCCTGGCGAGCCTGACCACCTCCTCGGTGACGATCCAGCCGCCCGACCCCACCAACCTCCGGGCGACGATCACCGACGGGACCCTGGTGGCCACGGTAGACGAGATCCCGCCGAGCCAGCTCGGTCCCGGGGGCTATTACGAGTGGCGCCGCGGGAGCGGGTGGAACCAATCCCTCCTCATCGAGAAGACCGCGAAGAACCGCCTCGAGCTCAAGAGCTACGCCCGGGGGTCCGCCACACTCCTGGTGAAGGCGGTCAACTCCCTGGGGAACAAGTCGAAGAACGCCGCCTCCGTCTCGATCACGCTCTACGGCCAGGTGGAGGAGAACATCATCCTCGAGCAGGAGGAGTTCCCCGACTGGCCGGGCCAGAAGATCGGGTTCAATATCGAGGACGGCACCTTCAAGCTCTCCCTCCTCCAGCCGGCCACCGCGAACCTCATGCTGCCCCGCCGGCGCCGGAACCGCCGGAGCGCCCGGCGGCTGGGCTTCGGCGCGCCGCCGCTCTTCCCGCTGATCATCCCGGTCGGGGTCTACACCACGGAGATCATCACCGCCTCGAGCGACGTCCCGGTGCGCGCGCGGCCCGACGTCGCGATCGACTGGGAGGCGATCTTCCTGGGACTCGGAACCTTCGACACCGCCACCTTCCCTTTCGACAGCGAGCAGGCCCGGGTGCCCTTCGCCGGCGACGAGAATGCCGAGAACCTCTCGCTTCTTATCGAGAGCCGGGTCTCCACCACCGATACCTCGGAGAGCTCCTTCGGTCCCTGGATCGAGCATCGGGACCGCGGGGAGCTGACCTTCAAGTACATCCAGTTCCGGCTCACCGGCCGGACGATCTCCCAGGCCTACTCGCTCAAGATCGACAGCATGAAGATCTCGATCGACCTCCCCGACAAGGTAGTCTCCGGGAGGGTCCCGGTGGCGAGCGCGGTCTCGGTGGACGTCGATTACCCGACGGACTACTTCGTAGCGGTGAAGCGGCTCCTGGTGAGCCTGATCGGGGGCGCGAACGGCGACTACGTGAAGGTGACCGTTGAGGACGAGACGGGCTTCACCGCGGAGATCCGTGACTCCTCCCACGCCCTGACCACGGGCACGATCCATTTCGAAGCAAGGGGGTACTGATGCCTTTGCCCTGGCCCACCTTCCCGATTCTCGGCTCCCGGCTGGTCTCGGAGTTCCGCGGGGACTACAACGACATCACCGCCGCCCTCCTCACCGCTTTCGCCGGCGTCGACGAGCCCACGCCGAAGTATGCCGGCCAGTGGTGGATCGATACTTCCTCCACGCCGAAGCTCGCCAAGCAGCGGAACACCCTGAATACCGCCTGGATCGTGCGCTTCCGCATCGACGAGGACTGGGGAGGCCTCCTGCCCCTGGTCGGCGGGACCATGGAGGGCCCGATCAACATGGGCGGATTTGCGATCACGAACCTGCCCGCGGGCTCAGGAGCGGCGCCGGCCCGCTACCAGGACCTGGCCCCCTACGCCAAGCTCGACGGGAGCACGCCCTTCACGGGCGTTCCCTCGGGCCCGGCCCTGGACCCCTCTCTGGCCAACCAACTCACGCGGAAGGCCTACGTCGATGCCAAGGCGATCGCCGGCGGGACCTTCACCGGGAAGATCACCATGCCGTTTGCGCCGTCGGCCGGCTCCCAGGAAGTCGCCCGGGCGATCGACCTCGAGAACACCATCGGCACCCACAACCACTCGGGTGGCACTGGCCAGGGGGTGAAGATCCCGGTGACCTCGATCTCGCCGACGGGCGGCGGCGCCGGCGATGGGCCGCGGCACAACGGCAGCGCGGTGGTGTGGGGCGCGGAAGGGATCATGGCCGATTCACCGGGGCTCCTGACGCTCTGGGATACCACTTCCTCGATCGGGATCACCACGCAGGACCTTTCCGCCTACGTGCCGAGCTTCACCAGGATGGTGATTCTGAATCTTTATTTTGAGGGCGGTCAGCGGGTCTTTAGCGGAAACAACCGGATTTTCTTCACCGCCGAATTGCGGAGGACCGGAGCTTCGGCTTTCTACCTGTACCGGGCGGACGCGGATGACTACGCCGGAGATTGGCAGCACAAGGCAGGGATCCAGGTCCTGCAGTACCTTGATGCCTCGCGCCGGCTGGATTACCGCGTGACGCGGACCCTGTTGGGGACCCCGGGTACTTTCGGAGTGCCCGGCCGTTCCATCGGCACGCTGGTGGGCTACCTCTGATGCGCCCTTCACCGGTCCGGATCATCCAGGTGGTCGAGACCCGGCTCCTCGTGCGGGGGTCCGGCAGGGAGGGCGATCCCTTCCGGCAGATCGCCCAGTACTGGTCGCTGGACGGGCAGCTCCTGGCGGAGGCGGACTCCCTCCTGACGGGTCGCGGGGAGCTCTTCACCACGGTCGAGAACACGGAGGCCTCCGCGAAGGAGGATCAGCATGGCAAGGATCAAAGTCTACGCGACGACGGGTGAGATCACCCTGGGCACCTCGGGCGGCTGGAAGACGCTCCTCATGTACCAGGAGGCCGCAGGCAACCGCTCCGCGATCGACCGTTGGGGCGTCTACCCCATGGGCTCGGTGAACTCGGACCCCCACGTCCGGACCCGGCTGATCCGGGCGGCGGACGCCGGGACCGATGGCACCGCGGTCACCGCCACGGTGATCAATGGCGCCTCGGAGAGCGTGCGGGGTACCTTCAAACAGGGCACCTTCACCGTCGAGCCTGACGTGTCGGGCAAGGTCCCCCTGGACCTGAAGCCGGCGCATCCCCAGGGGGGCGTGGAGTACACGGCGGTGGACCCCGGGCAGTGGGAGGTGCCGGCATCCGGCGTGGTCTGCATTCAGTACTGGAACGACAGCGGCGCGGCCGTGAAGGTTACGGCCGACATCGGGCTGGAGCAGTGATGAAGCCGGAAAACGGCAAAGCCATCATCGCCCAGTTTTCCCGGTTCCAGGCCCCCATCCGCCTGGCGATCCTGGCGTTCGTGGGCCTCGTCCTCCTGTGCCCCATGGGCCTGATCCTCATGATCCCCGAGGTGCACGCCTCCGAGGGGGCGGACGAGATCACCAAGCTCCTGATTGCCGCGACCCAGGAGCAGGTGAGCCTCTTGAAGTGGATCGGGACGATCATGGTCGGAGGGGAGACGGGGGCGATCCTCTTCCTCGTGAAGGCCCTGTTCACGGCCAACAACGTGCTGATCAAGGAGGTCAAGGACTCGGCGGTCGCGCGGCTCGCCGACGCGGAGGCGCGCACGAGGGCGCACGAGGGGACGCGGCAGGAGGTCAGCGGGCTCGCCGGGAACGTCCGCGACCTGGCGGCCTCCGTCGAACGGCTGCGCCTCGACTCGATCGCGCGGGGAATGGTGGTCAACCCGGCGGCGGACGTGAAGCAGTGAAGCGCTGAGGAGGCGCAAAGACGATGAAGCACCTGGTTCTCCTGACCGTCCTTCTATTCCCCATCGTTGGGTGTTGTCCGGAGCGGGTGGCCGCGCCGGCCCTGAAGAACGCCTGGAAGGTCCTCGGAGCGGAGTACGTGGCCTACGTGGAGGGCGACGCCAATCTCTCGCCGGAGACCAAGGCCACGCGGAAGCGCACTGCGGAGGAGTTTGGGAAAACCCTTGAGGCCCTGAAATGAACATCGACATCGACAAGCTCAAGACCGGCCTCAGCACGGTCATCTTCGACCACCTGGAGAGCCTGAAGGAGGACCTGAAGGGGGAATACCGGGAACGGATCGAACCCCTCATCGAAGAGGCGACGCTCTACGTCACCCGCGCCGCCGATGGCGATCCGCAGTGGCCGCACAACCTCCAGCACCTCGAGGCGCAGGCCGGCCTGATCGGGGCGCAGATCGCGATTCGGGAGGCGGCGGAGATCTCCGCCGTGCTGCAGCAAATGGCCAGCATGGTGGTGCGCGCGGCGGTGGCGGGGATCCTCGCTGCGGCCTGAACCCAGAGAGAAAGGAGCCGACAATGGCAGGAGTACTCGTCGATTTCACCGTCGGAGAAGTGGCCCTGGTCGCGGCGACGGCACAGACTGTGATCCAGGCGAAGAACGCCGCGAACCACAGGTTCAAACTGACTGGTTTCCAGGTGAGCTTCGATGGGGTCTCGAGCACCGCGGATCCGGTCCTCGTCGAACTCTGCCACGTGGCGAGCACCGGCGGGGATGGCACGAGCTCGTCCCTGACCGGCCTCAAGCGCGACTCGAGTCTGCCGGAGACCGTCCAAACCGCTGGACTCAAGACCTTCACGGCGGAGCCCACGACGATCACCGTCCTCAAGCGCTTCGAGGTCCCCGCTTTTCAGGGGAGCTACGAGTACATTGCGCCCTATGGGCAGGAGTACCAGTTCGGCGGTTCCTCCGCCGGCGCCGATTCGGGCCGCGTGGCGATCCGCTGCACGGCCCCCGCGAACGTCAACTGCTGCGCGAGTCTCATGATCGAGGAGTGAAAGCGTAGCCGATGGAGCTCCTCGTCCTGGCGAAGACCGGAAACGGCCGGATCCCCGGCACCATCATCGACGTCCGCCCGGACGGCTTCGCCTGGGGCCGGCAGGAGGGGCCGCCGATCTTCCGGAGGTTCCGGGTCGCTGACGCCTCGGGCCTCGGACCTGGGCAGCTCCGCGCCAGTAAGGTCGATCTCCTGTCCCTTCGCCTCATTCCCGGCGATCTCCCGCTCGAGGAGCTTGGCTGATGCCGACCGTCGAAACCAAGACCATCAAACCGGGCGGGGGCGGGGACTACTCTTCGCTTTCGGCCTGGGAAGCCGCGGAACGGGGAAACCTCGTCAGCCAGGACAAGATCAAGATCGCCGAGTGCTATTCCGGCGGCGACCTGGGCGCTGTGGCCTTCAGCGGCTGGACCACCGACGCCACCCGCTATATCGAGATCACCGTCCCCCTCTCCGAACGCCACCAGGGCACCTACAGCACCTCGAAGGCCTACTGCACCTCGGGCTCGGCCATCACTATCAACTCGACCATCGATATTTTTATTCGGATCCGCGGCCTCCAGATCGACAACACCTGGAGCAACGCCGGAGCCTACGCGGTCCGCTTCTCGAATAACGGAAGCGGGCGGAAGATCATCGACTCCTGCCTGATCCGGAAGTCCGGGGCGACGAACGTGGGGTGCATCTTCTTCACCAACGGCACCGGCAACCTGATCAAGAACTGCATCATCCTCCAGCAGGCCGGCGGCTCCACCACCGCCTGCGTGGGCGTGAGCGGCGGCTCGATCAAGATCTACTACTCGACGATTGTGAACCTCGTCACCAACGCGTTCTGCCTTTCGGTCAACAGCCCCGCCACCATCACCGAGGACAACAACTTCCTCGGGGAGACCGGGACCGGGACCATTTACCAGGGGACCGCCACCTACACCAAGGGCACTCACACCGCCACCACCGACGCCGCGGCGACCACTGCGGGCCTCCGGAATATCGCCTTCAGCACCTCGAACTTCACCAACGTCAGCGCCGGCTCCGAGAACCTGAAGCTGGTCCTGGGCTCGGCCCTCCTGGGCCAGGCCACCGACCTCTCCGGTGGATCCGGGGAGGAAGCGATCACCACGGACTTCCAGGGAGTGCCGCGCGACACGATCTGGGACATCGGGGCGCACCAATTTGCCCGCAGGGCCGCTCCGTTGCCCGTGACGGTCCGCCGGGAAAACGACCTTCCCCGGTACCTGGGACGTGGGTCCGCCCAGTTCTCGAAACCGCTCGTCATACAGCCTGTAACTCGGCCCGGCGCCGGCCGGTTCGTGGCCCCTCCCCGCAATGATCTGTTGAAGCGTCTGCGCCGTGGGTCTGTCTCCATTCGGGGACCGCTGCGCATATCGATCGGGCCGGAGCCGGTCGACTGGACCGAGCCCGACCAGGGCTCGCACCCGCGGATCTGGCTCAACGCGTCGACGCTGGGGGACTTCCAGGCCAGGATCGCCGGCGGGCACCGGGCGCACTGGGGCGAGCTCCAGCGCCACTGCCGGCTCGTGGCCGAACCGGCGGCCTATCCAAACAGCTACTTCGAGGGGAAGGAGCCGGAGGAGGTGGCGGTCCTCGCCTTCAGTTACCTCCTCGAGCCGGAGGATCCCCGGCACGTCGACTACGCAGACCGGGCCGTGGAGATCGCCCTCCACCTCGCGAACCTGCCCCTCGAGGCCGGCCAGGTGGGCCAGTACCGGCTCTTCGCAATGAGCCTGGTCTACGACTGGGCCTATCCGCGGCTCTCCCTCAGCGACCGGCGGATCCTCCGCGCTCGGATCGCGCTCTACGTCGACAGCTTCCGCACCGCGAACGCGGAGGAGCGGCTCTGGGGCGTCTCCCTCCCGAACTGCGCGGCCGCGCTGGTGGGGCTCGCGGCGATCCTCGCCGACGGCTCCCTTGCGGAGAACGCGCTCTGGAGGACCTGGACCGACGGGCTCTTCGCCGTTTTCGACCTCGGGCCCTACGTCTCCACCACCTTCTTCTCCGCGCTCCGGTTTTTCGGGGAGGCCGACGGGGGAACGCACCGCGGGGCCGGGCCCTACGGGTAAGACACCGAGCTCGAGGAGATCTGCGGCCGCCTGCTCCCCGCGGTGGAATCCGCCCTGGGCGTCCCCTGGCAATCGGACGAGGCCTGGTGGGACGGACTCGCGCACTGGAAGCTCTGGCACTGGCGCGGCGACCGGACCTTCCACCGTCAGGGCGACCACGCGGCGCCGGCGGCCTACAGCCGGAACACCCAGCTCCACCTCCTTCAGACCGCCTCGAGGCAGGACAACGACTTCGGGAAGGCCTGCATGTGGCTCGTGGAGGAGATCCAGAACCGCGCCGGCCTCCTGGGCGGCGCCCAGGAGCTCTGGAACGTCCTCTTCCGTGACGTCACCCGGCCGGCGGTGCGGCCGACGGTGGCGGGCTACGGCGCCGGCGCCGAGCTCCGGCGGTTCACCCGGTCGGGGAAGCTCTGCCTCCGGGACGGGTGGGAGGAGGCCGGCACCAGCGTCACGATCGAGGTGCCGGAGTATTTCGTCGGGGGCCACGCCCGCCGGCGCGCCGGCCACTTCAACCTCGCCGCCCAGGGGCTGCCTCTCCTCTACGAGAAGGGGCACTTCGACCCTGCGCAGGACCTGACCCCGAAGGAAACGGGGAACCCGGACGAGACCGGCCATCGCTACACCTACGCCCAGCGGATCCCCGCCGCGAACGTGCTTCGGATCTTCGACACCGACGAACCCACCGACAACCTCCTCGAGAGCTTCCAGCGGACGGTCTTCGCCGCGGACCGCTACGGCGTCCTCTCCGGCGGCTCGGTGGCGATCTCCAACGACGGCGGGCAGCTCGTCCCCAAGAACACCGATAGTGATCGCCACCAGCCTGCCGACCTCGAGGACCTCCTCGCCGAGCCGAAGTGGCTATCGCCGAGCTGGCTCTTCAGCCCGGCGGAGGGGGCGAAGTACTGCCATGCGGTCTTCGACCTGGCGCCCTTCTACTACTCCGCGAAATGCACCAGCTACCGCCGGCACTTCCTCTGGGTGAAGAGGGGGGCGATCCCCGGCTGGCCCTACCCGGTCCTGCTGGTCTTCGATCAGCCGGTGGTGGTGGTGGACGGCACGGCGGGGAAGCTCCCCCAGGTCCTCCAGCTCCAGGCGGCCGCCGGCGCCGCGGCGGGGACCGCGGCCGCCTTCCGGCTCGACCGGAGCCCCGGCCGGCTCTTCGTGAAGGTGCTCTCGCCGGCGACGGTCGAGAAGACCGAGGTCGCCGACTACGAGATCGCCGGCGAGGCCTATGCCGCCACCGCCGTCCAGGCCTTCGACGATCCGGCGGGGGTGCGGATCGAGATCAACGCCTCGACTTCCAGCGCCACCCATGAGTTCCTGACGGTGCTCTTCCCCTGCCCGATCGCCACCGCGGCCGCGCCGGCGGTGAGCCTGGTCTCGGACGCCACCTATATCGGGGCGACGATCGGGGGAATCGAATGCAAGATGACCCGCGCGGACCCCTTCGCCGCGATCGTGGGGAGTTCGAGCGACGTCACGGCGCCGGCGGCGCCGACGGGCCTCTCCGCCACCGCCCTGGTCGGCGCCGTGGACCTGGACTGGTCGGACAACGGGGAGGGCGATCTCGACCACTACTCGGTCTACCGCTCGACCGGAGGCCCCTACACGCTCCTCGAGGCCTCGGTGGTGGGGTCGAGCTACCGGGACCGCGCCGTGGTCCTGGGGACGGCGTACTCGTACAAGGTGACGGCCGTCGACACGTCGGGGAACGAGAGCGCGCAGTCGAGCTCCGCTGGGCCGGTGACGCCGGACCTGGGGATCTCCGGCCCGCCGGTCCGGCCGCCCGACCGTTCGCGCCGCCGCGCGATCCACGAGCGACGCCGGCGGGTCTCACCTCGCTACCCGTACCGCTGACCCTTCCGTTACTGCCCGCGGGGCCTTTCGGCGGGAGCTTCCGGGAGCGCCCCGCGGGGTTTTTCTACTGGAGGATC